CTCCGGCTAGACACCGGAGGAAAACTTTCATCCCGAGAGGGATATTCTTACGATGGGATAGAACCAAAAGGAGTTACGTACATGATTGTGAGACAGAAAACGGGGCTATCAGGCCCCATTCGCAAATCACGAACAATTCCAAACGTCGTTAAAACGGTTCAAGGCAATCGGCAATATAATGCCGCTTGTGCTTTATCGTCCACGGCGGCTGCTACGACGTGTATAACACGTCAGCAGACGGAATCGATCACGTACACGAACGGTCTCCCCGGCCATACTAGGCAGGGAGCTAACATTTGTGTACATGGCAAGTACGTACGCCAGTATACTGGCAATACAGATAGCCCATGCGTCACAGTGACGTTGAAGGCGAATCCATGCGTTAGGACAGAATATTATCATGTCCATACCGCATGTGCTGAATCCAACCATACGCTCGCGGAATCGGAGTTCTACGCTGCTGCTGGTCTAACGACTGGCACAGCGACTCTGAATCTTAATGCGCAGGCCTGGTCCAATAAAACATACTTGGACTTGAAGCCTGACCTAAATCAATTTTCACTGCCCAACGATTTGATCGATTGGAAACAGATGAAAGATTTATTTAGGTTGTGGAGTAAAGGTTCTAATCTAGTTACTGCTGTGGCGGGAGGTCGTCTCAATTACAAATACGGCTGGAAACCCACTTTGGGTGACCTGAAGTCTTTGGTTGAGATAATCTTCGAGTTACGGGGGAAGCTAGAGTACTTCAAGGGATCTAGGGGACAGATTGTATCTGCCCGAAAGACCTTGTCGGACGTGTCCGTCGTCAAAATAGGGAACGTCTACATGGATGCGAATACGCATCGTGTTTGGCGTGGTGAAATACACCGTAAAGTTCATGGTTATCTCGTCTATGAACCCTTACCAGTCGTAGTGGCTGGTAAGTTAGATGAGACCCTACGATCGCTGCTTGCAGCAACCGGGTTTGAACTTAATCCAACTATTGTGTGGGATGCGATACCTTTTACTTTCGTTGTGGATTACTTCCTCAACGTCAGCGATTGGCTCAATTCCTTTAAGCACAGTGCGTTGGAACTCCCTATCCGAATTCTGCAAGTTTTTATGCAGAACAAGGAAAGAATACAGGTGGACTCGAACACTGTTTGGAACGATGATTTAAATTATACGTTCCGTCCGGGTCTCACTCCTGGTACCAGTTCAGTAAGCAACTTTTTTCATCGCTTACCCTGTATGCCAGACCTTGCGACGTTTGCTTTGCTTGATGCAAAGCTTCCGTCCCTGTCCCAAGCTATAAATCTTGTAGCCTTGGGAACAGTACTCAACGCGGGCAAAATTCGAACCTTCGGTAGGGCAGCTCGCCCCGCCGTAAACCAGCTTAAAAAGAGCTTGGGTTCGAATCTAGCAATGAAAGGGAAATTCGCCAATTACTATGATTATGATAACATAGTCTTTTAGTTGCAAAGCCCTTTTCATCCTGTTGCGTAATGGCTTAGCATTTTGCTAAATCTCAGTCCCCTAAGAAGGATTGCTTTGTCACAGTAATGTGATTCACTGTTCTAAACAACCCCTTATTGGGGTAAGGTAGCTCTACATGCTAGGAACATCACTCTCTCTTTCAACCGACACACCAACAGATGTTGACACTAACCTTCGGGTATATGTCAATCGTTATGTTGATTCAGATAAATCTGAGTATTCCGTTGCGGGATTGGCTCTGCCTAATAAGCAGATTCTTACCCGTGCGGATTCGGTCGGGAAAGCTGGAGAACAACGGAAACTTACACGACTTGATGAAACGGTCGTGGATGCTTTCGGTGTGGAGGCAAC